GGGCGGACACCCGGTAGCGCGAAAACACCAGCTCCAGGGGCCGAAATAGGTTGCCAGCCCCCCTTGGCATCCCGGTCCGCGAGTTCGCTAGGCGCGACGGCTGCTCGCACACGCTGGTCCAGAAGGCCATCAAGACCGGCCACATCGTGCCCTTCGAGGACGGAACGGTTGATCCGGCGCTGATCGGCACCGGCTGGCGGGCCGGGAATCGGCGCGATGGCAACGACGGGGCAACGCCGCACATCGACCGCGACACGATCGACGGCTTCCTGAACGGGCTTCTGAACGGAAAATTCGGCACGCAGGCCGCGGCCGAGCGGATCAAGGAAAACGCCCTCGCAGGCCTGCGGGCGCTGGAGTTGCAGACCAAGGCCGGGGCGCTGGTCGATCGAGAGGCCGCCGAGGCGGTGTTCTTCGAGGTGGCGCGGGCCGAGCGGGATGCGTGGATGAACTGGCCGGCGCGGGTCGGTCCGCTGCTGGCGGCAGAGTTCGGCATCGCGGCCGACAAGATGACCGAGGCGCTGACACGGCATGTCCACACCGAACTCGCCGGCCGCGGCGATCCGGAGGCTGACTTCACCGGCTGACACGCTTCGCAGGGCCTGGCGCCGCGGGTCGACCCCGCCGCCCCGGGTCTCGGTGCCGGAGTGGGCGGACCGATATCGGCGACTGGCCCGGGAGGCGGGCAGCACACAGGGCCGGTGGCGGACGGAGACGGTGGAAATCGCGCGCGGGCCGATGCTGGCGCCGACCGAGCCGGGGGTTCACGTCGTCACGGCGATGTCGTGCACGCAGCTGCTGAAGACATCGCTGCTGGAGAACGTGTTCGGCTACTACGCGCACCTCGATCCCTGCCCGATCCTGCTGGTGCAGCCGAAGGATGACGCGGCCGAGCAGTTCAGCAAGGAGCGGATCACCCCGCTGATCAAGGCCACGCCGGCGCTGCGCGAGCTGGTCGGCACGGGGAAGACCCGGACGGCCGAGGAGACCCTGACCTACAAGGCGTTCCCGGGCGGCTTTCTGGCGCTGGTGGGGGCAGGCAGCCCCGACAACCTGGCGCGCCGGCCGGTTCGGGTGACGCTTTTCGACGAGGTCGACAAGTATCCGGTCACCCGAGAGGGGGATCCGATCACGCTCGGCGAGGAGCGGACCGCGACATTCGGTACGAACTGGCTGTCGGTGCGGGCCTGCTCGCCCACGGTGGAAGACGAGAGCCGGATCGAGCGGTCGTATGGGGATTCGGACCAGCGGCGGGCGTCGGTAGCCTGCCCGCACTGCCAGCATCGGCAGTTTCTGGACTTCTTCCGGCATGTGGAGTGGGAGAAGGAGCCGGACGGGACGCACCACCCGGAGACGGCGCGGATTTACTGCGAGGCCTGTGGCGCGGGATGGTCCGAAGGCGACCGCCTGAAGGCCTTGGGCACGGCGCGGTGGCATCAGACGCGGCCGTTTCAGTGCTGCGGGGTGCGACGCTCGCCGCTGGACGACTACGCGACGGCCTGGCGGGACGGAAATGCCGATCCGGTCGGGGCGGTATGGGACTGGTGGGCGTCGGATCGCTGGGCGGTCTACCGGGCGAAGTGCCCGACGTGCCGGGAATGGCCGGTGGACAACGAACACGCCGGGTTCCAGGCCTCGAAACTGTATTCCCCGTGGCAGAAGGACCGGCCGCGGGACATTGCGAAGAAGTTCCTCGACGCGCAGGGCGACGAAGACAAGCTCCAGGCCTGGTGGAACACGCAGCTGGGGCTCGTGTACCGCCGGCGGGCCGGAAAAGAGGTCGATCCGGCGTCCCTGATGGCCCGGCGCGAGGTCTATCCGGCCGAAGTGCCGAACGGCGTGGCGGTGATCACAATCGGGGCGGATTCGCAGGGCGATCGCGTCGAGCTGGAGGCTGTCGGCTGGGGCCGTGACGAGGAATCGTGGTCGCTCGGATACGAGGTGTTCGAGGGCGACCAGGAAAGCCCGGATTTCTGGGCGCGAGTGCGGGATTTTCTGACCCGGAAATGGCTGCGGGCCGACGGAACGCCGTTCGTGGCGGCTGCGGCGTGCTTCGACAGCGGCGGGTCGCACACCCAGGCGGTCTACCAGTTCTGCCGGGCGAATTCGGGGCTGTTGCGGGGCGGGGTTCACGCCATCAAGGGCGAGTCCGAGCGGTCCGGGCAGCGGTCGCCGGTGTGGCCGCCGGTGGCAAAGGTGAAGCGGTTCAAGACCGAGCGATTCCGGCCGGTGATCATCGGCACGAACGCGGCGAAGGACACGATATCGGCCCGGCTGACGATCGAGGCGCCGGGCCCCGGCTACATGCACTTCCCGGCCGAGTGGGACCGGGTGCGGTTCGACCAGCTGACGGCCGAGCGGCTGACGCTGAAGACGATATCGGGCCGGTCGTTCCGGATGTGGAAGCCGCGGCCTGGTCGGGCGAACGAAGCCCTGGACTGCCGGGTCTATGCCTACGCGGCTCTGTGCGGGTTGATCCACCGGGGCCTGAAGCTGAACCGGGCGGCGGAGGAGGTCGGCGCGAAGGCCGATCCCGTGGTGCTGGCCGGGACGTCGGAGGGCGATCGGATCACTGCCGGGAAGGCACAGGCGCAGATCGTGCCGAAGGTGCCGCATCCCGCCGTGCTGGCCAGGTCGCGCGTGAGATCGAGGGGGTTGGCGTATGGCCGTTGAGACGGCCGAACAGGAGCTGGCGGCCGTCAACTCGGCCATCGAGCAGATCCTGACCGGCGGGCAGGAAGCGCAGATCGGAAGCGCGCGCCTGGTGCAGGCCCGGCTGGAGGCGCTGTACGCCCGCAAGGACAAGCTGACGGAGCGCATCAAGCGCGCGGCGCGGGGCGGCATCCGGATCGTGGGCGCCACGCCGGTATGAAGCGCCCGCCGGCCATCGAGCCGAACGCGATAGACAAGCTGGTGACGTGGCTGAGCCCTGAGCGCGGCCTGGCGCGGTATCGGTCGCGGGTCATGTTGGCCATGTCCGGCGGCTACACGGGCGGGCGGCGTGATCGTCGCCAGACCAGCGGCTGGTCGACCGCAACGGGATCGGCCGACAGCGACATCCTCCCCGACCTGCCGCTGATGCGGGAGCGGTCGCGGGCGCTGGTGTCGAATGCGCCGCTGGCGACGGGCGCGGTCAATACCGTGGTGACGAACGTCGTCGGGACCGGGCTGAAGCTGCAGGCGCGTGTGGACCGCGATGCGCTGGCGGGCGTGCTGGGCACGACCGACGAGGAATTCGACGCCTGGGAGCGGGCGGCGGAGCGGGAATTCCGGACCTGGGCTGAGTCGACGGACTGCGACGTGACGCGGACGCAGAACTTCGCCGGCATCCAGGAGCTGGCCATGCGGTCTGTGCTGATGAGCGGCGATACCCTGGTGGCGCGCCGGTTCCCGGACCGTGGGCAGCGGATCGCGACGGCCTTGCAGGTGATCGAGGGGGACCGCCTGGCGAACGCGGCGGGCACCCGCGACACGCCGGAGATGGCGGGCGGCGTGAAGCGGGACAGCTACGGCGCGCCGGTGGCGTATCGGATCCTCCGCCAGCACCCGGGCGACGCGCCGGCGAACCTGAGCGAGGCGGACGAGATCGCGGCATTCGGGCCGAGCGGGCTGCGGCAGGTCTACCACCTGTTCCACAAGACCCGACCGGGCCAGACCCGCGGCGTGCCCTACCTCGCGCCGGTGATCGAGAGCCTGAAGCAGCTCGATCAGTATCGCGAGGCCGAGATGATGGCCGCGGTGATCGGCGCGATGTTCACGGTGTTCATCAAGACCGAGGACGGCGAGGGCCTGGCGCCGATGCAGCCGACCGCGGAGACGGGCGGCGCGGCGTCGGACAAGGACTTCAAGCTGTCACCCGGCGCGATGCTGAACCTGCTGCCGAACGAGTCGGTCGAGTTCGCCAACCCGGGCCGGCCGAACGTGGCGTTCGACCCCTTCACGCAGGCGATCCTGCGGCAGATCGGCGTGGCGCTGGAATTGCCGTTCGAGATTCTGATCAAGCACTTTACGGCCAGCTATTCGGCCGCGCAGGCGGCGCTGGTCGAGGCCTGGAAGTTCTTCCGTGCCCGCCGGGCGTGGCTCGCCTCCGGGCTGTGCCAGCCGGTCTACGAGGCGGTGATCTACGAGGCCGTTGCCCGCGGGCACCTGGCGGCGCCGGGGTTCATGGGCGACCCGTTCATCCGTGCCGCCTACCTGGGCGCGCAATGGGTGGGCCCGCCGCGCGGGCAGATCAACCAGCAGGTCGAGGTGAAGGCCGCGCGCGATCGCGTCGAGGGCGGGTTCTCGACGCTGGCATTCGAGACGGCCGAGATGACCGGCGAGGACTGGGAGCGGAATCACGCGCAGTCCGTGAAGGAGCATCGGGCGCGCGTCGAGGGCGGGCTGATCCCGCCGACGATCGTGCCGTCGAGCTCGACATCCACCGACCCGAACGGGCCAGACATTCCCGGCGAGACGGTCCCACCACAGGGCTGATGATGCAAACAGCATTCGACCTGGCTGCCGGCCGCGCATGGGCGATGGCCGAGGAGCATCTGCTCACGCTCATGACGATCGCCGCGCGCGAGGGCGAAGGCCCCGAGGCGGTTGCGATGCGGCTTGGCCGGCCGCTGGAGAACACGCGCACGGTCGAGATGCACGATGGCGTCGCGGTGGTGCCGCTGACGGGCCCGATGTTCCGGCGGGCGAACCTGCTGACCGAGGTCAGCGGCGCGACGTCGACGGAGGCCTTCGCGCAGGACTTCCGGGCGGCCCTGGAAGACCCGTCGGTGCGGGCTGTGGTGCTGGACATCAGCAGCCCGGGCGGCGAGGCGGCGGGCGTCAACGAGGTTGCATCGGCTATCCACCAAGCGCGCGGCATGAAGCCGATCGTCGCCTACGTGGGCGACCTGGCGGCATCCGGTGCCTACTGGATCGCGAGCGCGGCGGACCGGATCGTGATGGATGCCACGGCCTCGGTCGGCTCGATCGGCGTCGTGACCCGCTACGTGAAGAACCCTGACCGGCCGGGCGTGCGGGTGACGGAGATCGTCTCCAGCCAGTCGCCGAACAAGCGGCTCGATCCCGAGACCGACGCGGGCAAGGCGGCGATCCAGAAGCAGGTCGACGCGATGGCGCAGGTCTTCGTCGAGGCGATCGCGCGGCACCGCGGCGTATCGGCCGCGCACGTCATGGAGAAGTTCGGGCAGGGCGGCATGGAGATCGGGCGGCACGCGGTGCAGCTCGGCATGGCCGACGCCTTGGGCTCGCTCGACTCAGTTCTGGCCGGCTTGTCCGGCAGGCCCCGGCCGGGGGTTCCCGGCTTCCTTTCGTCAACTCAGCAGGGGGTAGCCGCCATGGCAACCGAGACTGCCGCACCGGCCGAGCCGGTCGTTGCGGCGCCGCCCGGCATTCAGCCGGAACAGATCACCGCGGCGTTCGTCGCCGAACGCTATCCGACGGTCGCGGCCACGCTGCGCCAGGACGGCGCGGCGCATGAGCGCACCCGCATCCTGGGGATCCAGGAGGCCGCGCTGCCCGGCTATGGCGCGCTGGTCACGAGCGCGATCGCGGACGGCCTGACGCCGGAAGCCTTCGCGCTGGCGCAGGCCAAGGCGCAGAAGGCCGCCGGCCCCGCGCACCTTTCCGCGCTGGCGGCCGACGAACAGGCGCTGACCGCGCTGCGGCCGGACACCGCGCCGGTCGCGACCGCTGCGCCGGCCGTCGATCCGAACCTGCCGCTGGCGGACCGGATCAAGGCGGAATGGGACCGTACGCCGTCCGCACGCGCCGAGTTCAACGACAACTTCGAGGCATTCGCCGCCTTCCGCCGCGCCGATGAGGCGGGCCGCGTGAAGCGCCTGGTGAAGGAGGGCTGAGATCATGACCACTCTCGCAGTCGATACCCCGCTGGTGATGGACACGGGGGACATCAACGAGTTCCCCGTCATCGCCTCGGACATCATCTACGAAGGCGCCGCCGTTGGTGTGGTGCCCGCGTCCGGCCACGCCCGGCCGCTGGCCGATGGTGACCGCTTCGTCGGGTTCGCCGAGCAGAAGGCCGACAACAGCACCGGCGCCGCCGCCGCGATCAATGTCCGGGTCCGCACCCGCGGGCGCGTGCAACTGAGTGTGACGGGCGCGGCCATCACGGACGTGGGCCAGCCGGTCTACGCCACGGACGACGCGGCGTTCGGGTTCATCCCGACCAGCGCGGTCTTCGTCGGCTACGTGCACCGCTACGTGTCGTCCGGCGTGGCGATCGTCGCCTACGACGCGACCTGGCGCGATCCCTGGGGCGAATACACGAAGCGCGAGACCCTGACGGGGACCAAGACTTTCGACGCGGAGGACTGCGGCAAGCTGTTCGCCGTGACGGCGGCGGCCGATGCCGCGGCCCTGACCCTGCCGGCGATCGCGGCGGGTCTGTCGGGTCTGACGATCCTCTACGTGGGGGCCTACGGCGGGGCGGCGATCGCCGTCGACCCGAATGCCTCCGACATGATCCTGGGGCCGGACATCACCGGCGCCGACAACAAGGATCTGATCCTCACCAAGGCCACCGCCCGCCGCGGCGACTTCGTGACCCTGATCGCCGGCGACGCCGACGGATACATGGTCACGCGTCTGCGCGGCACCTGGGCGCGCGAAGCCTGATCGCCCGGAAAGGAGCACCCAACCATGTCCGCAATCGGACTTTCGAGCCGGGCAATCATCGGCTCGTTCTACGCCCGCCTGGAACAGAATGTCGGAACCGAGTGGATCAACGCGGTTTCGATGATGTTCAACTCCGACCAGGAGTCGGAGACCTACAAATGGCTCGGCATGGCGCCGGCCATGCGCGAATGGGTCGGCGGCCGCAACGCCAAGGGCTTCCGCGAGAACGGCCTGACGATCACGAACAAGCACTTCGAGGCGACGCTGGAGGTGCTGGTGCGCGAGGCGCGCCGGGACAAGACCGGGCAGCTGATGGTGCGCGTCAACGAGATGGCCGACCGCGCCAACGCCCACTGGGCCAGCCTGCTGTCGACGCTCATGCTGAACGGCGCGTCGACGGTCTGCTACGACGGCCAGTACTTCTTCGACACCGACCATGCCGAGGGCAATTCCGGGTCGCAGTCGAACAAGATCACGGTCGACATCTCGGCTCTGCCCACCGGCGATACGACCGGGTCGCACGGGTCCGTCACGGCGCCGTCCGTGGGCGAGATGGCGCTGTCGATCCAGGCCGGCATTCAGCAGATCATCGGCTTCAAGGACGACCAGGGCGAGCCGATGAACGAGAACGCCCGCAACTTCCTGGTGCTGGTGCCGTCGACGCTGCTGAACGTCGCCGCCGCCGCCGTCGCGGTGCCGTTCCTGCCCCAGGGCATGAACAACCCGCTGGCTGCGACGAACGTCTACAGCGTCGGGGTTCTGCCGAACGTCCGGCTGAATGCCAGCTGGACCGACACCTTCGCGGTGTTCCGGACGGACGGATCGGTGAAGCCGTTCATCCGCCAGCAGGAAGCGGACCTGATGATGAAGGCGAAGGCGGAGGGCTCGGAGTTCGAGTTCGACAACGACGCCTGGCAGTTCGGGATCGATACCTGGCGGAACGTCGGGTACGGCTACTGGCAGCACGCCTGCAGCGTGCAGATGACCTGATGCGGTATCGGGTCATAGAGGCCGCGGTGCAGTTCGGGCCCGGGATCGTCCTGGGCCTGACTGCCGAGCAGGCGGCCGCGCGTCGGCACCGGCTCATGCCGGCCGCCGATGGGTTCACCGTCGCCGAACCGGTCGAGTTCAAGGTCGGGGAGGTTGTCGAGGTCCTGGCCGGCGATGTCGGCAAGGGCCTGGCTGACCGGCTGGTGCCGGCCGACCAGCCTGTGCCGGAGCGGCCTGTCGCGGCATCGGCCCCGCGCCGGACGGCCAGGTGACAGCCTTCCCAGGCCTCGCGGCGCGGCTTCAGGCTGTGTTCACGCCGCAGGCCACCGCCCTCGCCTACCGCACCGTCGAGACCTTCACCGCGAAGGTCTCGGGCGGCGCGGCGCTGGGCGCTACCTCGCTGACGCTGGGCACGCTCAGCAGCGGCCTGTCGGGGGTGCAGGCGGGCGACACCTTCGCCGGCGGTGCCTACCAGTTCACCGCGGCCACCGCTGCCGCTGGCGGGTCCATCACGGCGGCCCCTATCACGCCGTCGCTGACCGCGGCGATGGCCTCCGGTGCGCCGGTGCAGATCGTCCGTGCAGCCGATGAAGCCTGCCTGGGGTGGGTGGAGTGGCTTGAGCAGACCGAGATGGTTGCCGAGCCGCAGCGGCAGCGCCTGGCACGGGTGACGGTCCTTGCGGACAGCTTGTCGGCCCGACCCGTCATAGGCGGGCGTGTGGTTTCTGGCAGCGACGTGCTGACCGTGAAGTCGGTCGGCGCGGATCCCGCTGGCACCGCCTGGTCCTTGCTGGCGGTAGGGTCCTGATGTCGCTCGCAACTGTCTGGATCGCAATCAAGGACTACCTGGACGCCAACTGGTCCCTCACGCTGGTCGAGTACGACAACGAGGGCAGCATTCCACCGGATGCCAGCGCGACACGTCCTTGGCTGAAGGTCCGCCTGTCCGGAAACAGCTTCTACCAAGCCTCGATCGGTGACGAGCCTCGGGCCGGGAACCTCTGGCGTGAAGAAGGCCTCTTGCACCTTCTGGTGTTCGTGCCGCTCAACACCGGGGTCCTGTCCGCCTATGAGCTGCAGGGTGAACTGAAGCGGCTGTTCCGCGGCCTGACGCTCTCGCCGGCGATCGAATTCCGAGACCAATCAGACGGCCTGGGCGCGTCGCAGGACACGGAGCGCGGGACGTTCTTCTGCGTGCCGCTGTCGATCGAATGGCTGATGGACACCTGATGCCTGACTTCCCCTGGCGTGTGGCGGGCGAGTTCGACAGCTCCAACCGCCACTTCATCGCGACCGATGCGCTGGTCGACCCGGACGGCTTCGAACTGGTGGACGACGCGGGCGAGCCGGTCCTGGGCTACGCGGGCACGCTGGTGCAGCCGGAGGAGATCGAGGGCGCAAAGCCGTTCGACAGCCTGGTGCTTGGAGGACAGATCGCCTTGAACTACTTCGACCTGACGGCAATCATCGCCAGCGGTTCCTCGCTGTCGGCTGCCATTCCGCTGGATCGCCGGCCGGTGCTGCGCATCCTGATCCCGTCCGGCTGGACGACGGCGTCCATCACCTTCCTCGGCAGCTACAACGGCGCCGACTACTTCGACATCACCGACGAAGCCGGCGACGAGGTCGAACTGGCCGCGGCGGCTTCGAAGATGTTGCAGATCGCCAACCCCGACAACTGGGGCGGGATACCCTACCTGAAGATCAGGTCGGGCACCTCCGGCACGCCGGTCACGCAGGCCGCGGACCGCACCATTACCCTGAGCGTAAGGGACGCCTGACCATGGAATACATCGTCGCCCGCCCGTTCAAGACCGCGAGCCGCCGGTTCGGCATCGGCGACCGCGTCATGGCCTACGAGATCGACGGCCCGATATCGGCCGAGACCTGGGCCTTGGGTGGGTTCCTGACCGACCCGTCGCAGCCTGTGGAACGCCCGACGATGAAGCTGAAGGCGTCGCGCCCGGCTGATCCGCCGGCTTCCTGACTTCCCGCCCATTCGCGCCCTGGGCAAGCGCGCCGGCCGTCGTGAGACGCCCTTTCCCTGAGATGGAGCCCCTATAATGGCATCCTCGAACCGCACCCAGGTTGTCTCCGTCAAGGAAACGACCGTCGGAACCACGCCCAACACCCCGCGTATGCGGACCCGGCGGGTGAACAGCGAGAACACCAGCCTGGTGCCGACGTTCACCGCGTCGAACGAGATGCGGTCGGACCGGATGCAGTCGGACGTTCTGCGCAACGGGCTCCAGTCCGGCGGTTCGATCGCCTACGACTTCATCTACCCGTTCCCCGACAGCCCGAACGACGTCGACTTGTGCAGCGCGTTCTACAACACGTTCACGAAGATGGCGGAACGCTACAACGACGGCACCGCCGACAGCGTGATCACCGGGATCGCGACCTCCGGCACGGTGGCGACGGTGACGACTGGGACGGCGTTCGTGGCCGGGCAGCTGGTCTTGTTCAGCGGCTTCGGCGTGACCGGCAACAACGGCGTGTTCAAGTGCACGACCGGCAGCGCCACGGTTCCGGCGTTCACCGGCTCGGGCATCACCGACGAAGCCGTCCCGCCTGGCACGGCGCGCATGAAGGTCGTGGGCTTCCAGGGCGCGTCGGCTGACATCACCGCGACCGCGACGGGCCTGGGTTCGACCGCGCTGGACTTCACGACCCTCGGCCTGTCGGTTGGTCAGTGGATTAAGATCGGCGGCACCGCGACCTCGGACAAGTTCGCCGCGGCGGCGCTGAACGGCACGGCCCGGATCACGGCGATCGCTGCGAACGCCCTGACGCTGGACCATCGCCCGACCGGCTGGACCACGGACAGCGGCACGTCCAAGACCATCAAGGTCTGGACTGGCGACTTCATCTACAACGGCACCACGCAGACCGGGCAGTCGATCGAGGTCGGGTTCCTCGGGCAGGGCACGCCGAACTATCGGCTCATGACCGGCATGGTGGTGTCGCAGGCATCGTTCAGCTTCGAACTGAACCAGCCGATCATCGCGAACTATACCTTCCAGGGCATGGGCGGGTCGTATTCGACCTCGGCCCAGGACGCGATCCCCGACTCCGCGCTGGCGATCGCCTCCTACCCGGCCTTTGTCAACCGCGTGCATGTGGCGCGCGTGACCGAGGGCGGCAGCACGATCACGTCGCCGAACTTCGTCCGCGGCCTGACGATCAACCTGAACAACAACTCGACCATGGTCGAGAGCATCGACGCGCAGGCCGCGCAGGGGATCACCGGGCACTCGGTCGAGGTGACGGGAACGCTGAACGACTACTTCGGCGACAACACCCTGTTGACCAAGTATTTCGCCGGCACGGCCACATCGCTCGCCTGCTACGTCTACAACTCGGCGGTGAACCAGGCGATCCTGTTCCACGTCCCCAGGATCATCTACGCCGGAGACGGGAACCCGAACGCCTCGGGCCGGAACGTGGACGTAATGCTGCCGCTGTCCTTCACGGCTTCGAAGGACGAGACGGTGACCAACGCCATGATCTGGTTCCAGCGTTTCGCCTACGTCGAAGCGTGACCGAGCCCGTAACCCTGTCGGTCTCGGCCGGCATCGCCCGCGTGATCGCCGCGACGCTTGCCGAGCAGCCCTCGGCACGTTGCGGTGCGGCGTGGTGCGAGGTGGTGCGGCAGATGGCCGAGCAGGGCATCGCTGTCGAGCTGGTCGCGATGGAGCCGACCGGGCGGGCGGAACTGGCGCGGATTATCACCCGGCAGAACGACCTTCTGACCGGGATACAGGAGGCGGTTCAGCCGCCCGAGTAAGCGGCGCGGCGTGCGGCCTTGGCCTGCATGCAGAGGTTCATCAGGTTCATTGACGACACGCCGGAATACAGAAAGCCGCCGCGGTTAGCCTCGGTGTTGCCGGTGATTTCGTAGGCGCATTCGGCGCGGTCGGCAGCAATATGCGGGGCTTCGGCTTGGCGTTGGGCCAGCATCTGCGCTTCGGCTGCTCTGAACGTCGCCATGTCGATAGTCGTGTAGGGGATCGACACATCGATCTCGGTCCCCTTCGCGGTGTTGGCGACGTAGGCTCGAGTAAACCGCTGCCCGTCGCCGAATAGGCAGATGCCGCGGGTTTCGCCGGGCGCAGAATATAGGCGGCGCAACGAACAGTAAGCGTCCTCCCCACCCACTTTCGACGGCCAAAAAGGCTCTCCAGCCGGCACCGTGATCGTCGCAAAGATGACCTGTCGCTGAAACATGGCGCTGGATACTGCCATGTGCGTCGGTGAGTCTTGAGGCTGGATTGTCGCACACCCAGCGACGGCGCCAGCCAGCAGCAACACGATGGGTTTCATGACCCGGAACTGTGCCACCGCGTGGTTTCACGCGCAATGACCTGCATCACAGGAAGCCCGGCCGGGCTCGGCCGGTGGCGTTCGTCGGGAGCGCCGCCGGCCACCATCCCGACATCCCGACACCCCCCGACAAAGGAATCCCGACATGGCAAAGCTCAGCGCGATCATGCTGAATACCGACCGCATTAAGGGCGGCACCTGGATCACCGTGCACACGAACGAGACCGACTCGTTCGAACTGCACACCCGCGGCTTCACCCCGGCGTTCCGCGACGAACTGGCCCGGCTGAAGGCCGAAGCGTCGCGCGAACTGAACCGCGGCATGGACCCCGGCAAGCGGATCATCACGCCCGACACCCTGCCGCCCTCGGCCGATGATCTGTGCCACGCCAAGGCGATCATCGCCCATTGCCTACTGGGCATCCGGGGCCTGTCGCACGAGGACGGGCGCGCCGTCACGCTGGACGAGTTCACGGCGCTGATGCTGAACCCGATCGAGGGCGAGTTCGCGATGCGGCTGGCCCTGGATGCGGTCCGTTCGGTCGCCCAGGTCCGCGAGCAGGAAACCCAGGCCGCGGTGGGAAACTGACGCACCGGCTGCGGTGGCATCTCGACGGTGGCGCATCGGCAGCGGCGAAGCTGTCCGACCTTGAAGCCATCGTAGCGGCGGAACCGGCGGCGGCCGACAACCTGGGCGCTGATCTTGCCGACCTGCGAGCCATCGTGGCCGAGACACCGCCGCCGGACCGATGGGAGTGTATCTGGGAGGCGTTCTGGCGCCTCGATACCGACAGGCCGCACCGAACCCAGGGCATGGCCGCGCCGATGGGTGGCAGCCTGATCATGTCGGTCCCCGGCCCGATCCCCTGGACGGTGCTGCAAGACTACTGCGACCGCACCGGCCAATCCCCTGAAGACCGCGATCTGATGGAGGTCTGCATCCGCAAGATGGAAGACATCTATCTGCCGTGGTGGCTTGAGAAGAACAGGCCGCGCCAGTGAGCAACGGCCAGACGGTCGCCCGCACGATCGCGCTGTTCGCGGACCGGACCTTGTCGCCCGAGGCCCTATCTCGGCACCTGGCGCAGGCGGCCAGACGCTTGCGCGACGAGGCGATCCGGAGCGGCGAGGCACCGGACAGCTACGATACGTTCGTGGATGGTCGGGCCGAGGCGGCAGAGGACTCGGTTCGGCCGAACGGAGTGATCGTCTATCGCTTCAACCTGCTGGCGATGGCGGTGCAGTACGCGTGGGAGGAGTGGCATCGGCTCGCACCAGTCGACACCGGCGATTACCGGCGGTCGGTTCTGGTGTCGGTCAACGGCATGCGCTGGCCCCGCGCCTTCAAGGCGATCCCACGGTCGGCTGATGTGATGCTTGTGGATCCGGTCCCGTACGGCAACCGGGTCGACATCAGGACCAACATCATCATGCAGGTGCGCCAGCGGGTGCGGCGGTCATTCCCGACCGTCGATGCGCAGAAGACCTACGTCCATCTGCCGCCCTCGTTCAGCGTGTCCGGGTATGACGTTCCCTATCGGCGCGACAGTAAAGGGGCCTTCCCGGGCCAAGAAATGCTGTACCGCGCGCTGGCCTTATCTTCGGGGTATTGATGCCGGCAACGCTGGAATCACTCCAGATCCAGTTTCAGACGAATGCTGAAGCCGTAGCGAAAGCTGCGGCCGATCAGGTGCGCCGCCTCGGCACCGAACTCGTGTCGACGGAACAAACGGTCACGCGCTCGACGCAGACCTTCAGCCGGTGGGAAGCGCGGCTCGACGGGGTCTCGGCCGCCAGCACCAGGCTGGCGAAGATCGAAGCCAGCCGCGCCGAGAGCATCAGGCAGATCACCCGCGAGCTGGAGCGGGGGCTAATCACCGAGCAGCGGGCCCAGGAACTGCTGACCCGCACCATCGCGCTACACGATCAGCGCGCGCAGGCTGCTGTCGTGGCCGGGCAGAAGCTGAACGACGCGCTCGCCGGCCAGACCACCACCACCAACACCCTGACCCGCGCCACCGGCAGCGCCTCCATGGCGGTCCGGCAGCTCGGCATCCAGTCGATCGACGTGTTCCAGCAGCTCGCCAGCGGCGCGCCGATCATGACCACGTTCATCCAGCAGGGTGGCCAGATCACGCAGGTGGCGGCCCAGGGCGGCGTGTCGTTCGGCCAACTGGCGCGCGGCGTCGGTTCGTTCGTGGCCCAGCACGCGGGCATCATCGCCGGCGCTGCGGCAGTCGCGGGCCTGGGCGCCGCGATCTACTCGGTCGTCTCCCGCGCATCCGAGTTCGAAGCCCAGCAGCGGACCCTGACCGTCGCCATCGCGGGCGTCGGGCGTTCGGCGGAACTGTCCAGCCGCCAGCTTCAGGGCTACGTGGCCGAACTGAAGCGGCAGGGCGTGGCGGCGGGCGACGCGACGGCGGGCGTTGCGGCGCTGGCCCGGAACCCGGCGCTGTCGGGCCAGACCATCAACCGCATCACGGCGCTGGCCCCCGATGCTGCGGCTGCGCTGGGCACCGGCGTCCCCGAGATGATGACGCGCCTGGCCGATGCCGCGAAGGGCACGGCGGACGCGATCGAGAAGCTGGACGATGCGTTCAACCTGCTGTCGCCGTCGCAGGCCGCGAATGTGCGGATCATGGCGGAACACGGCGACAAGGCCGGGGCGCTGGAAGTCGTCTTCAAGGCCTTGGAAGACCGGGTGAAGGGGCTGAACAAGGAAGCCCTGTCCCCGACCGAACAGTCGTTCCGCGACCTGGGCAATGCCTGGGACGACTTCATGAACCGCATCGCCCGGTCCGCGCCGGTGCTGCGGCTGGTGGACGGCCTGGCCAACGCGCTGCGGAACACGAACATATCCGACCTGACCGGCAAGCTGGCACAGCTGCAGGGGGAAGCGTCGGCGCTGCAGCGCGACATCGCGGCGGGCGGGAACAAGCAATACCTCTCGAACCTGCAGCGCAATCTCGACGCGACCAACGCGCAGATCGGCGCGACGCAAAGCCAGATCGATACCATGGCCGGGCTGAAGGTGGCGCCCGGCACGTCCGACAGCGCCACCGGCACGCTTCGCATCACGAACGGCAGGGAAGCCTACGGCCCGGACGCGAGCGGCTTCTATGCGGCCAAGGAAACCGACCGTGCGGCCTTCTCTCGGGTGGGCGGAACGACCGAAGGCCAGGTCGCGAAGCTCACCCAGGAGATGAAGCGGTATCAGGACGAACTGGCGCGCATCGGCCCCCGGACCGAGGAAAATGCTGCTCGGTTTGACCTGCTGAAGAATGCCGTTGCGGCGACCGGCAAGGCGATCGCCGAGACCACGAAGAAAGGCGAGGAACACCGAGACGGCCTTCAGAAGTATGGCGACACCCTGGCCGCGCAGATCAAGACGCAAGAGCAACTGGCGGAGGCATATCGGGCCGGGCCTGAAGCGGTCGTGCGCCTGACATCGGCGCAGAAGGCGCAGGAAAAGGCCATCTCCGAAGGGCTGGTGCCGGGGACCAAGAAATATATCGAGTTCGTCAAGGAAGCGACGGAACAAAACATCCGGCTTTCGACCGCAACCGGCAACTCCGGGCTGGCGAAGCAGGCGGCCGAGGTGGACCGGGCCACGGAATCGCAGCTGGCGATCGCGGCGGCCTATGACGGCACGCAGGCGTCCATCACGAAGGCGACGAACGAACAGCGGGCGTATACCGACGCGCTCAAGGCGAACCTGATCCCCGGCACGCGCGAGTTCACCGACGCGGTGTCCAGCATGGCCGCAGCCTACCAGCGCAGCAGCGACGCGGCGGCGGGTTTCGAGCAGGCGCAGCGGTCGGTGCAGGCGGTGATGGACAGCCTGTCCAACGTCGCGGACCGGCTCGGGCAAGGTCTGGTCGATGCGTTCGTGTCTGGCCAGGGCGCGGCGGTGAACTTCGGCAACATCGCGCGTGCGGCGGCGGCCTCGCTCCTGTCCGACTTCGCGAAGCTGGCGTTTCTGAACCCGGCGAAGAACGCCCTGTTCGGCACGAACCTCGGCACGCTGGGCGGGGCGTTCAGTGCGTTCGGTGGTGGTGGCGGGGCGGGCACGTCCGACAGCCCGTCCGGGTCGCTGAACATCATAAACCAGGGGGGCAACCTGCTGTCCGGCGTCGGGCTGCTGGACACGCTCGGCCTGACCAACATCAAGGGCTGGATCGGCAGCCAGTTGGGGCTGAACGGCAGCGGTGGGCTGTTCAGCGGCATCGGCTCTGGCATCAACTCCATCCTTTCGACACCGCTGTGGTCGACCGGGCTGGGCGGCGTGCCGCTTGAGGGCGCCTATAGCGCGGCGCAGGTGGCGGCCTCCGGCACTACAACCACCCTCGGCGGCCTCATTGGCGGCGTCGGCGCCGGCTTTGGCCTTGGCTCGCTGGCTGGCGGCTTCCTCCAGAATTCCCTCGGCAAGGTCGGCCCGGCCCCGCAGATCGGCGCAGGCGTCGGTGCTATGGCGGGCGCGGCGATCGGCTCCATCATCCCCGGTGTCGGAACCCTGATCGGCGGCATCCTTGGCGGCCTACTGGGCGGCGGCGGCGGCGGCCTGATCGGCCCCAAGGCCCCCAGCGCCTACAGCAGCACCGGCATCTCCCTCTCCGGTGGCCAGCTGTCCCTGGGCGGCACCGTTTCCCAATTGGTGGATACCGCGCAGGAAGTCGCCAACGCGACCCAGCAGGTCCAGCAGCTGAACGCCCTCCTGGCGCAGAACGGCATCCAGCTTTCCAGCATCGGCGCGCTGAGCCAGATCGGCCAGAACACACCCGGCGAGACCCCGGACCCCACGAAGTTCGCCGACATCGCTTCCGCGTTCGGCCAGTTCCGGTTCACCAGCGAGGACACGGCCAAGCAACTGGCGCTTGCCGACAAGTCGTTCGCGTCGATCACGGAACTGGCGCAGGCGCTTCAGACCGTGGCCGACAAGTCCGCCCAGGTGACGGACATGCTGACCAACGTCATCCCGGCACTCACGAAGGTGGCGGACCGGCGCGGGTCGGTGGCCCAGCAGATGGACGCCATCGCGGCGCCCTACAACCAGGCGTTCGGCCAAATCCAAGCCCTGATGCAGGCCGGGCAAACGCCCGACGTGATGAACCAACTGATGGCCGGCGCGCAGAGCATCATCGCGTCCCTGGACACGGCCTACGGGCAAGCATGGGACTCGATCCGCAAGCAACTGGACCAGTCCGACCAGGCCATGCAGGTCCGGATCGCCCAGGCGCAAGCCACGGCATCGGGGGACCGCGGGCAAATTCGCGACGCAGCCCTGATGGCGTTCGACTTCCAGGCCTCCCAGCAGCGCCAAGCGTACTCGGACCAGCTGATCGGCCTGTTCGGCGACGCCTACGCGGCGACCGCGGACTACGCCCGCCGGCTGACCGCGCAGGACCAGGCGACCGCGGCGGAACGGCTGAACGTCGCGAAGCAGTATGCCGATGAAGTGGTCGCGGTTGACCAGTCGGCGGCCCAGGCAGCCGCGGCGGCGCGCGAGCAGGCCACGTCCACGGCCCTGAATACCGTGCAGTCGCTGTCCGACTACTCCCGGTCCCTGACCTACTCGGACGCCTCGCCGCTGTCGCCGATGGCGCAGTATGACCAGGCCAAGCGCGAGTTCCAGGCGGTGGCCGGTGCCGCGCGGGCGGGCGACTTCAGCAGCATCTCCAAGCTGTCCGGCTATGCCGACACGTTCCTGCGCACCTCCCGCACGGTGAACGGATCGGGCTTTGCCTACGCGACCGACTACACGGCCGTGCAGGACACGATCCGGGGCGTGGCGTCACAGTCGGTGGAAAGCATCATCGCCTCGGCCCTACAGGCGCAGGTGACGGCAGCGGCGGCGATGACCGACCTGTTGACGAAGATGGTCGAACGCCTCGACGCGCTGCTGGCCGAGACTCGCCAGAATGCGCTGCGGCCCGCCGCATGACGACGAAGCCCTTCATCGCGGCCGAGATCGGGCTTTACCACCCGGGCGGGTCGGTCTCGTCCTACGTCTTCGCCGCCGGCGCCGCGCCGTGGGGCGCGCTCGCCCTGGACCCGGAACCGCTGGAGGCAACCGGCACGCTGACGATCAGCGACGACGGCTACACGACCAAATCCACGGACCCCGATGGCGTGGTCGTCTACACGCCCGTCATCAACGGCGGCATCTCGATCGACCGTTCGCTGCCCTTGACCCCGGCCGAGGGTTCGACCCTGAACTGGGGCTCGATCGAGGTCATCGACCCCGGTGCGACCATTTCGTCGCTGATGAAGTCGTGGAACATCGACGGGCAGACGGTGACGATCCTGCGCGGCGAGAAGGAGTTCGAGGACTTCGACGGCTACGGGACCGTGCGAGCCACCAAAGGCACCTACATCGACGCGGCCGGCGTGTTGCAGGAAGCCGCGGCCGAGACGGTCCGGTGGGATTACTCGGGCGGGGCAACGCCGGTCGCGCTGGACGAGGCGGCGTCGAAGAACTGGGTGCGGAACCCGAGGGCCGAGGGCGCGGCGGCATCCAGCGGGACAGAGCTTGTCACCAATGGCACCTTCGCCCTGAACCCGATCAACGCCAGCCAGAACACGCTGCAGAACGGATGGTATTGGTCGGTGAACGGCGGCACGACGACCGTCACCTATGGCAGCGGCCTCGTCACGGTCACGACGGACGGCACCAACCAGGGGCGCATCGACACCAGCTTCGCCACGACTGCCGGCAAGACCTACGTCGCCTCGTGCGACATCACCGGATCGGCCCCCACCTGGTCGTTCGGCACGTCGCAGGGCAACACCAGCATCTCCAGCGCGACCGTCTCGGCCGGCACGAACCGCAAGCGCGTCTTCACCGCCACCGGCTCCACGACATGGATGCGCTTCGCCCGGTCGGCGGCGTCGTTCACGGTCGACAACGTGTCGGTCATCGAAGCCGGGACCATGCCGACGAACTGGGCTCTATCGGCCGGCAGCACCGCGCTCGGCGCGTTCGTCTCAGCGGTCGGCACCGAGAGCGGCGTGCCATACGTCGACATTCGCGTCCTCGGCCTCTCGTCGTCGACCTCGTATGCGATCCAGTTCGACAACACGATCAGCGGCACCAAGGGCGACGCCTGGGCGGTGTCAGGCTGGACAAAGCTGGTCAGCGGCTCGCTGTCGAACATCTCCTCCGTTGCCTTGGCGGTCGTGCCCAGCAGCGGGACGACGATCACCGGTACGCACACCCCGGGCGGCACCCTGACACGCCGATCGGCCACCGGCACGCTATCCGCGACCGCGACCCTGACGCCGCAGCTGACCCTCACGGTGTCGAACGCCTCGCAGATCGACGCCACGATCCGGATCGGCGCGCCCCAGCTGGAGCAGGCCGCCGCCGTCACGTCCGTCATCCTGCCGCCCGCCGCATCGCCTGCCGCCACGACGCGCGATGCCGACAAGCTCTACACGGCCCGGCAGATCTGGAACTCGCCGGCCTATGGCGACCTCGACACCGTGTTCGTCGGGATGGCGGACACCTGGCAGGCGGCCGAGACCGGCATCACGTTCCCCCTGCGCGGCCCCGACTACTGGCTCGACCAGGTCGCCCGCGGCACGGTCTACGCCGGCTCGGGCACCTACGAAGGCGACGCCGCACTGGCCGGGCAGCCGGTGCCGATGGGATTCGGGACCTACTACAACGTCGAGCCCGTCCTGATAAACGCGGCCAAGCTGATCTATCAGCACACGAAGGCGGCCGGGACGGTGGTGGCCCTCTATGAGAACGGCAACGCAGGGATCACGTTCGACTCCGACACCTCGGACCTGTTCAGCGGGACGACCTCGGCCGGCAAATACCGGACCGACAACAGCCGCGGCCTGTTCCAACTCGGCTCCGCGCCGGCGGGCCAGATCACGGTGGATGGCACCGGCGAGTTCCCGGTGGCTGGCAGCAAGACCGTGCTGGCCGGCATCGCCCGGTATCTGCTGACCGAGACCCTGGCCATCCCCTCCGACTTCATCGACACGACCTCGTTCAGCGATGCAGCCACCGACTACCCCTACGCCGGCGGCATCTGGCTCCAGATGAACGAAACCGGCGCGCAGGCTGCCGACCGGCTGCTGTCGTCGTTCGGAGCCAAGCTGGTAGCCAGCCGCGACGGCAAGCTGCGGGTCGTCGCGCTGGCCGCGCCATCCGGCACGCCGGTCGCCAGCCTGGGGCCGCACAACGTCGTCAAGGTCGTGCCGATCGCGCTCCCGGCCGGGTTGAACCCGCCGCCGTATCGGGTGCGGGTCGCCTACCGGCACAACTACACGGTCCAGACGAACGTCTCGCCCAGTGCCACCGCGGCGCATGCGCAGTTCATGGGCGCGGCTGACCGCTACTCGGCCTTCACGGACCTGGATGTCCTGGCCGCCTACCGCAAGCCCAACGACCTCGCCCCATTCGGCGGCTGCCTCGACAGTTCCACCGACGCGACCGCGGTGGCCGGACGGATCGGCGGCATGGTCTCGACCCTGCGGCGGCTCTACGCCGTGACGGTGCCGCTGGCGGTCGGGCTCGACATCGACCTGGGCGACACGATCCTGCTGACCTACCCGCTCGACGTGCTGACCGACGGCGCACTGGCGCGCGTCCACCGCGAGCAGTTCCGGTCGCAGTCCGATATCACGTTCCTGGTGATGGTCTGATGGGCAAGACGGCTTTCGGCTGGGACAACTACGTCACCGCCGCCACCCTCACGGCCGATGCCGCCGCCGCCTCGGGGCTCGACCCGTCGCAGCTGCAGAACGACCAAGGCTCGCCGCAATACGCCTGGCAGACGACCGCGGGCGATGTATCAGCGGTGCTGACGATCACGCCGGCCACGCCGCAGCAGTCGTGGCGCGCGGCCGGGCTGTTCCGGACGAATCTCACGGCCGCCGCGTCGGTGCTGTTCCAGTATTACACCAACGCCGGGACGCTGGTGACCAGCGCGACGGTCGGCGGGCCGATGCCGGGCTACCAGCAGGTGGTCAGCGTCCTGGCCGCCGCGGTGACGGCCGACTACCTGAAGATCACGGTCACCGACACGAACAACCCCGACGGGCATCTGAACATCCCGCTCGTGTTCGCCGGGCCCCTATGGCTGCCCAGCTACGGCCGCACATTCCGCTCGGCCTTCGCGCGGGACCACCGGACCGATACGCAACAGACGCTGGGCGGGCAGGAGTTCAACACGGCCAGGTGGTCGCGCCGCTGGGTGTCGCTGGACTTCGATGCCCTGAGCGCCACGGATGAACTCTGGCAATACGCGATGGGCCTGGACGCGCAGGCCCGGCGCGGCGGCAACGTCCTGGCCATCCAGGACATCGACAGCACGACATCCGCCTACGAGGCGGTGTTCGGCACGCTCCAGACCTCGGACCAGCTGACCTACGGGCTGAAGACAGCCTCCCGGGTGGCGTGGTCGGCGCGGATTACCGAACGGCTCTAAGACCACCGGTTGGCAGCGTCGAGATGACGCCGCGGCCCTTCGAAGGATCACAGCCTTGTGGGCTCCATTCGTCAAGGAAACGGCCAGTGCGCCGGGGACAAGCACGACCATCAACCTGGCCGGCGCTTCGGCGCCGTTCACCACCTTTGCGACCGGCGGCTTCACCAACGGGACCGAGGTCGAATACTACCTCCAGGACAGCACGCAGGCCGAGTGGGGCTACGGCACCTACAACACCGGCTCGCCGAACACGCTGTCCCGCACCACGGTCGTCCGCAACACCATCGGTACCACGTCACGGCTGGCCTTCGCCGGCACGACAGCGGTCTACACCTGGCCGCTGAAGCCGATCACGATCGACGGGTCCAGCCGGGCCGATGCCCAGGGCGCCGATCTGCGTAACCTGGGCGCGGTGCACGGCGGGGCCATCGGCGGGTTCCGCAACCGCATCCTGAACCCGAAATTCGACATCTGGCAGTCCGGCACCTCGCTGTCGTCGCTGGCCAGCGAGGCGGACATCTGCGACGGCTGGCGGTTCAGCCATAACGGCTCCGGCGCGACCGTCAACGCCCTCCAAGGCGACGCGCTGCTCTACTCCTCGGACAGCATCCTGAACGCCGGCAACCGGCGCTACCTGTCCCTCCAGGCGACGGTGGCCGGCTCGGGCGGGACATACCGGCAGCTGAAGACCTTCGTGGAAGGCGCCCACACGCTGGCCGGGAAGACGGTCGTGGTCGGGGCCTGGGTGCGGGCCGATACGAACCGCTCAGTCACGGTCCTGCTGGCGCAGAAGTTCGGCACCGGCGGGTCGCCATCATCAGACGTGTCGACCTCGGTCGGCACCTGGTCGGTCACCAGCACCTGGACCTGGTTCCAGGGCAGCGTGACCCTGCCCTCGATCAGCGGCAAGACGCTCGGCTCCAACAACAACAACTCCCTGTGGCTGGTGTTCGGCCTGCCGCTGAACACGACCCTGACCGTCGAGCTGGCCGACGTGCAGCTGATGGAAGGCGCGACGCTGCCGGCGGCGATGGCCGAACCGCGCACCTATGCCGAGGCGCTGCAACGCTGCCAGCGGTTCCGCACGCCGATCCCGACCGGGCTTGTCGGCGCGGCTTCCTCGTCCACCACGGTTTCGATTGCCGGGCATCTGCCGGTTCCGATGTGGTCGGGCCCCTCGGTCTCGTGGTCCGGCACCGGGACGATCTCGGTCCCCGGCACCGGTCCCTACACGTCCAGCACGGCGCCGACGGTCCTGTTCCACGAACCGACCACGGGCGCGATCGGCCTGACCTGGGGCGGGTTCACCGGCCTGACGGCGAACGCGCCGGTCATCTACACGAGCGGCCCGACGACGGCGCTCCTCACCGCATCCCTGTTCTGAGGGCCACGTCATGGGCAAGCAATTCGGCGACTACTCGGCCACGACGGACCTGTTCGACACCGACGTTCTGCTGGTGCAGCGCGGTGCAACCGGGCAACCGTATCGCTCGGTCACGGGCGCGACAGTCAAGTCGCAGACTGCCGCAACGCCGGTCCTGTTTAGCGGCACGACGAACGCCCGCTCGCTCGCTCAAGACCTACTGGACGGCGTGAACATCGCGCGGTTTGCCGGGGCCGGAGACACGTTCGGCGATGGCGTGGTCAACGATAGCGCCATGTTTGCGCGCGCTGCGACCTATTCCAAGGAGAATGGCGGGCGGCCAATATACGTCCCCCCTGCGCCTGTCGAGTATCGTCTTGGAACCGCACTTACCGGCCTTGAAGGCGCGACGTTCATCGGCCTCGGGAATCCAGTCATCAGGATGAGTGTGACATCTACGGTCCTGACCATCGCAGGGCCTGGCATGGTGCTGAAGAACCTACGGTTCGCGTCTTCGATGGCGTCCACCAACTTCGCCATCCTGCTGAGCGAAGGCGCTGACGACTGCATCTTCCAGGACCTGTATCTGGACACGGGTAACAGCTTCATCCGCACGTTCGGCGACCGCTGCCGGTTTGAGAACATCCATGCAAATGAACTGTATGGCACGTTGATCAGGCTGGACGGCACGGCATCTGACAACCTGATCTATGGTTTTGGCGGCCGGAACATTCAGACCGGCTTGAACATGGACGCCACAACGAACCTCGGAACTGGCACCGGCCCGCACGGGAACAAGATCATCCGCGGCAAAAAGTGGGTTGAGGAAGACTACCTCACCGCCGAACAGCTTCTCCGAACCGGCAACTACCTGTTCCCCGACAAGCACGTCTATGACGAGAACGGCGACGAGGTGACGACCTACGGCGGCGACATCTTCAGTTGCACGGCCGAAGGCTACGACAACACCTTTGAGGACAACGAGACGATCGGCAGTCGCGACGGGTCGGGCACGATCAACGGTGACCACAACATCATCCGCGGCCACCGTGCCAGTTACGGCCTGGGCGGCGGTATCGGCATGTTCGGATCGTTCAACCAGATTTATGGTTTGGAGACGAAATTCGTCCGGCGCGGCCTGGTCATGATGTCGGCGTTCGGCGGCTTCGGGTCCTACAATCAAATCTTCGGCGGGCACATCCGGAACTCCCGCTATTGGGGCGTCGTCACGTCGCAGGTCGGCCTCCGGGTGTGGGTGCCGGGGGCCGCCTATTCATCGCGCGCTCGATATATCGCCGTCTACGACCCAGCCAGTCAGGTCTATCGGGTCTATGTCAGCGCCACCGGAACCGACACGTTCGGCACGACGCGGATGACCCACGAATCCGGCGAGGCGACAGACGGCTCTTATGCCTATGGGGTGTCGCCGCCAACGCTGACGCAATGGAGCTATGTCAGCAAGGCCGCCTCGCTGAAGCCTGTCGGGAACGTCATCTACGGAGTGCGGTTTGAGAACAACGGCACGACCGAGGAAGGCATATCGTCCGACCTGGTCGGGCGCGCGCACATGCGGAACCTCAATCAGGCAGAGAACTACCGGTTCGGCATCCGGGGCTTTTCCGATGGCGTCATCCCGGATTCGACGCTCCAGCAGACGGGCGTCATCCAGGGCGCAGTGCCGGTATTTCGGAACATCGCCGGAAATACGACAACTTCCACGGTCGCTGTCCTGACGACCGACGGGTCGGCGCCGGGACCGGACAATCAGATGGTCGTCGGCAACACCCAGCGCGGGCGGATCGACGGCACGCTGACAATTCTCGACAATGATAGCCAAGGATTCCGAGATTGGACGTTTAGCGCGTCATTTCGAAGAATCTCATCTTCGGCCGCTCCTGAATTTCGCGTTGGCTCGTCGGTAGCGACGCCCAGCTTCACGCAAGGGAATGGGACCGGCTTGTCGTGGCTCGACGGTATCACGCCGGCCTGGAGCATCGACAGCGTCAACTTTGCGATTCAGATCAGCCTTACGATACCAGCGAACGCCTCGCCGGTCCGGGCCGTGTCGGCAAAAGCGACATACCGATCCATCGCGACGCTGGAACTGCCGCAGGACGACCTGGCTGGAGCGGAAGAAGAAACGCCGCCGGACGAGACCTAACCCTGGAACCGAGTCCAGCGGTAATCGGGCAGCGATCCCACGCACGACTGAGGATCAGACCCTCATGCCGACATCCGAACGTTACCAGCCGCGTGCCGTGAGCGCGGCGGCGATGCGGGCACCGGAATGGTGGCCGCGCTCTCAGCAGGAGGCCGCTGCCGTGGATGAGCTGCTTCGCCAACAGGTCGAAACGACGCGCCAGATATCGCGCGAACTCGGCCAGCTTCAGGCCCGCATGGACGATATGGCCGCCCGCCAGGACCGGCATGAAGCCACCGCAGGTGCGATGGACGCCAAACTAGACCGCGTGCTCGCCAACCAGCAGGCGTTCGGCTGGGTCATCAAGATCGGATGGATGCTCGCCGGGGCGTGCGCCGCAATCGGCGCGTGGGTTTGGGATCACTGGCCACTGTTTGGAGGGCGTTGACATGAAGGCATGGATTCTCGACCGGCTGACGGAACGCAACACATGGGGCGCGCTGCTGACGCTGGCGGGCGTCGTCATGGGCCGGGCTTTTGCGCCCGACCAAGCGGAGGCGATTACGACGATTGGGCTGCTGGTAGCTGGTGGGATTGGGGTGGTGAGCAAGCAGGGTTAGCCTCCCATGCGGTCAGCAGCAGCCCGACCCATGCAGGGAACTCCTGCACGCCACGGCCAGACCGCGCGCGGCCCCAATACGCCACGGTGGTCCGGTCTATGCCGACCAACGCGGCGAAGCCTTGGGTGGTTAGACCCAAGGCTTGCAGGCGGGTTCGGAAGGTTTCGGGGGTCATGCAGCCACCTGAGCGGCGGCCTTGGCGATGCACTGGCGAAGCCAAGAGACCGCGCCATGCAGCACCGTGAAGCCCAGCCCGTCCGGGGTGCGCCAAACCCAAGCGTTATGATCGTAGGCGATTTCCAGGCCGGTTTCGTCGTGGATGTAACGCTTCTTGCCAGCCTTCACGAACTCACCGGACTGCACGATTTCGGTGGCGGTATTGGTGCGGCGCATTTGTCGTCTCCCTCGGTTGGTGGGGGCCGAAGCCCCCGGTTAGGCGCTGGCCTTGGCGATAAACTCGGCGGCGGCTGCGCGGTGAGCGTCCTTTCCGGCCTTCCGTTCGATAATCAAGCCAGCCTGCGACGCGGAGGTGACCAGCGAAGAACGGTAGTTGGTGGCGGCGTTGACTGCCCGGAAGCAAAAGCCCTCACGAACGATGGTCCAGGTGGTGATGGTCATCTGCGTATCTCCCTCTCTGATGAACGCACTATGCACCGTGCATCTGGCCGCGTCAATGGATAATTTGCACCGTGCATCACTTTTTCGGGTGACACATGACCGACCGCTTCCTCTCCTGCCTAGCCTTCACGCTCCAGCAGGAAGGCTGCTTTGTGGACGATCCGCGCGACCCCGGCGGTGCGACCAACAAAGGCATCACGCTCGCCACCTATCGCCGCTGGGTGCCAGACGCGACCGAGGACGCGCTCCGCCATATCAGCGATGCCGACGTGGCCCGCATCTACCGCGCCGGGTATTGGCAGCCGATCCGTGGCGCTGACCTACCGGCGGGCGTAGACCTGATGGTGTTCGACTTCGCCGTGAACGCGGGGCCTGGCCGGTCCGCGAAGATGCTGCAACGCGCGGCGGGCGTGGCCGAGGATGGCGCGATTGGGCCGGTCACACTGGCGGCGGTGCGGGCTGTTCCGGCGGCTGAGATGGTGCGGCTGCTGTCGGATTTGCAGCGGACGTATTACGCGACGCTGGCCAACTTCGGCTTCTTTGGCCGGGGGTGGATGGCGCGGACTGAGCGGCGGGTGGCGAAGGCATTGGAAGCGGCAGCCTTGCGCGAGTAAAGTCCACGGGCTGCGGCCCCACGCAGAGCCGCCTCCATTGGCTGGGTCGGGGTGGAGCGGATGCACCAGCACAGGCGCCGGGGGTTATGCCTCCGGCGCCTTTTCTGCGTCATACGGCAGGCACAAAGCAAGCAACGCCGCCCCCATTTGCCTCAAATTCCTCAATCATTTCAATCCTCGACGTTAACCTGGTCTTACCGCACATCAAGACCCTGACTTAATCTTTCGGTCGTTTTTCGCGTTTTGCTTTTCCGACAAACGCACGATGGCAGCGCTGGCTAGCTGGGCCTGATCCACCGATGCCGTGTAGTGCTGGACCATGGCCAGCGTCTTGTGGCCCGTGATGGCGGCGATTTCGTGGGTCGAGCATCCGGCCTGCGCGAGTTCAGTGGCGGCCAACTTCCGCAACCCGTGGATGGACAGCGCGCGCGGGAAGCCTGCCGCGTCGAGATGCTTGCGGATGCCCTCGCCCAGCGCGGCCGGGCGCAGCGGGCGACCAAGCTGACCGGTCAGGATCGTGACGGCGGTTGCGGTGCGGCGCCAGGCATCAAGTTCAGCCTTCAAACGCGGGTGGCACGGGATCACCAGTTCCGCGCCCGTCTTCTGCTGCTTCACCTTGATGGTCGCGCCGTCATAGGCGGCCCATGTCATGGCGCACAGGTCGCCCCGCCGCTGGGCCGTGAAGCGCGCCAGCACGACGGCGCGGCGTAGGTGTTCCGGCAATGCCGCCTCTGCTGCCTCGGCCTGTGCTGGCGTCCAAGCGGTTATCTCGCCCAGCGTCGGGGCCTTAAGCCTGAACGCCGGGTTGGCCTTGATCCAGTCGTTCTCTTGTGCCCAATTGAACAACGCGCCGCAGACGGCCACGAACAGCGAGGCAGCGCCGTTGCCGCGTTCGGCGGCTATCCAGTCGCGCAAGGTGTTGAGGTTCCGCTTGGACAGCTTGGCGGCTGGCGTGTGGCCGATTTCCTCTAGCGGCCTGAGATACAGGTCATAGCGATAGCGCGAGGACGGTTTGAGCGCGCGGTAGTTAGGCGATCGGCGATAGGCGCGGATCATGGCGTTGAGGCTTTCGGCAGTCGGCGCGCGCGGCTTCGCCGGGCCGTAGCGGTAGGTCTTAACCGTGCCGTCTGCCAGCCGCCGCTTGACGGTGCGCTTTTTCGCCATTGATTAGAGCCTCGATTGCCACGTCGGGATCGGTGGACGCTATGCCGCGGGCCATGCGGTCGTCTAGCACGTCCCGATCCCATCGTGGGTTGCGGTCGCCCAGGGCATAGGACGGCTGCGGTAGGCGGCCGTCGCGGGCCATGCGGTCTACGGCTTCCACGCGCAGGCTTAGGTAGCGGGCGACTTCATCGCGGTTTAGCCAGCGGGTGGTCATATCCACTCGTCTCCGTAGACGGGCCGCAACGCCAGCCTGGCGCGCCACATCGGGGTTGCTGCGCAATCGCGGCTGCACGCCTGTCCAAACCGGCCTGGCAGGACCCGGACGCTCGCTGGCGCCTCCTCGATCGGCTTTCCGCAGACCGCGCATGCGACGGCCTGGTGGTCCGTGGCGGGCTGGTAGTCGATGGCGCCCGCTATGCCGGTGCCGCTCACTCCCCCGCCTCCATCCCCGCCGCCATCGCCCGCAGCGCGGCGGCCGTGCGGGCGCGGGGTTCGGTGGTGGCTGCTATGGCTTCGACCGACTGCGGCCCCTTGGGGTGTTCGCATCCGACTGGATCGGCGTAGCATTCCATTCGCTCGCCACGTTGGATGATCGTGATCTCCCACCCCTCCGGCATCAGCCCGGCGGCGGCGGTCAGGTCGCACAGGAAATCGGGCAATCCTGAACGCCACACGCCATCAGGCGATTTCCACCAGATGCCGTGCTCGCCCGGCTCCCATCCAAATGCCTCCGCAACGTCGCTGTTAAGCGGCGCGCTCGGTTCCTCGGTCTCGACGCGGGCGGCCATCGCGCGCAGGGCGGCTGGGGTGGTCATAGTAGCCCCGCGCGGTATTCGGCCCACATCGCATCCCAGTGCTGGTGGTGGTCCTTAGCGCACTCTCGGCACAAAGCTATCGGGCGATTGGGGTTGTCAGGATCGTCCTCGGGACCATCCCAGGGATACATGGTTCGACTGCTTTCCATCTCGACGCCAGCGGTGACGATTTCGCCTCCAAGCGCGTAATGGGCTTCGCATTTCAAGATGCGCATGGCTGGGTCAGCGGTCATGGCGCAGGGCCTCCCGAACAAGTTTGACGACTGTGCTGATCCGGTTTGCATCCTCAGTTTTCATCGCCGCATGAAGCGTGCCGATGGCGTCAAACTCTGCCGCCACCTTCTCCAGCGCCTCCCGCAGCCTCGCGACCTCCCCCTCCAGCCGCGCGCGCTCGGTGGCGTCGTAATTGATGGCGGAGAGGTAGGCGCGGATGGCATCGGAAATCATGTCCACAGGGTTGCCCACGCTAAGCCGATAAGCGGCAGACATAGCGGCGCTCAATGCCTTCTCATCCAGCGCCTTCGCGTCGAGGTCGGTCATGGGGTGGCCTCCGGGGCTGGCAGTTGACGAATTACACACGGTTGTTGGGGCTTCTTCAGAATGACCCAGGCCGTGCCATCGGATGCGATGCCAAATACCGTTCCGGCATTATGTGGGTCCGGCACCATCGACACCCACCGCCGCTCCCCCACCGGCTGCGGCGTCGGCGCGGTCAGGCCCTGCGCTTCGGCGGCGGCGGTGAGGGCGGCGCGCGACGCCTCAAATTCCTCCGCCCCCGCATCGACCAAGCCGTCAAAATACCAAGCCTTGATCGCGGCCCGCACAGCCGCATCCGTCCATTCGATGCTCATGCCCCCGCCTCCGTATCCTGGCCAGGCGCAACACGCCCCTCAGCCTCCGCTATCGCCGCCTCCAACCGCGCCGCCAGCTCGCGCCGGTTCTCCCGCAGCCACGTGCGCCGCTTGTCGAAATCCACATTCGCCAGCAGCGCGGCCAAGTCGGGCGCGGTCCGGGTGGCTTCGATCAGTGCATCGGTCGTCGCCGTCGCGCGATCCGGCTTCGGCGTATCCTGAACAGGCGGCGCATCCCGCAACGGCTTCACAGTGAATGGTCGGCGCTGGGCCTTGGTCACGGTCAGCGCCATGACCTTTTCGGCGTCGATGTCCGACATATGCGAGATGCGAATGCCGCCGACTTCAAAGCCGCCATACTTTACGGTCGGGTCGCGATAGAGGGTCATGCGGCGACCGGCGTAGACCTTCGCGTCAGAACCCCAGCAGTGGATCATGACGCGGCGCATTTGTTTGCACGGACGATATGGCTTCTGGCTGCCTTCGAAGAACACCGACACCGGCTGTTCCGCGCTTTCGCCAATGACGACGCGCGAAACCTGAATGGTGATGGGGCCGCCGATCAGATCATCGGCATTGATCTGGTCGCTTTTCGGCACCACCGTCATTGTCATGTCGTTCATACGTGCATCTCCTGTTCGACGCGGCGTTCGGTCGGGATGTAGCGGCCACTTCTACCGACGTTGCCTTGATAGGCTTCCATCAGCCCCACAATCCGCGCCTCAAAAGCCGCAGCCGCGGCAACGATTGCGGCTTGCGTCTTGGCGTCCGGGTAGACCCTGATCGTCACCATCGGCAGACCGCCGGAATAGCTGACGTAATCGAGCCATTCGCGTTCGGTCACCAGAAGCGCGGTCTGCACCTGCATCCAATGCTCAGGCGGGACCGCATCATCAATGATGGTCTGCACCTGATACTTCTGGCGGCGGGACTTGCATTCGATCATGCCATCCGTTCCGACTAAGCCATCGGGTGAACAGCCAAGCGTAAAGCCCCATCGGTCGTTCGTGACAAAGCCGACCTCCTCAACCGGCGCGTATCGCTCGCTGTAGAGGGACCGCGCGATCAGTTCGTCTTCATGGCCGCGCAGCATGTCGTCGCTGATGAATGACGGCTCCACGAACCGGCTGATACGCTGGGCCAGCAGTTCGTAGACGTGCCCGCGCGAGTCGGCGTTGTCGGCGAGTTTTAGGGTCGGCGTCAGGACCTTCTTCATTTCGCTGGCCGTCAGCAGGCCGCAGCGGGCGGCCAGCCATTCGTCGGTGCCTTGGATCAGGCCGGTGTGGTAGAAAATGCCCATATCCGCCCTCAGTAGTTGATGCTGACGTGCGGCACGGCGCGCTTGGCGATCGCGACAACCACGGCCTTGCCCTGGTCCTCCGACAGCCCGGCCGCGATCAGCCCAGCCAGCGCCTCGTTGTTGATCCGCGACCGGTGCGCCTTGTCGGCGGCCCGCCGCTCCTCCTCCTGGGCCTTGCGCTCGGCCTCCTGGGCAACGCGGCGCCGCTCGGCCTCCACTGCGGCCTGGCGGTCACGCTCCGCCTTCTCAGCGGCGGCGATCCGGTCGCGCTCCGCTTTCTCGGCCGCCTGCTGGGCGCGGCGCTCGGCATCCTCTTTCTCCCGCACCGCACGGGCGGCGGCCTCCTGCGCCTCACGCTCGCGACGGGCGGCGGCGTCCCGCTCGGCCTGGGCCTTGCGCTCGGCTTCTTCCTGGGCGGCCTTTCTGGCGCGATCGGCGGCTTCGGCAGCGATCCGCTCCTCGCGCTCCTGCCGCGCCTTCTCCTCGGCCTCTCGCTGGCGCTGGGCGGCCTCCTCACGCAGGCGAGCCAACTCCGCGGCTTCCTCCTCGCGCTTCACGGCAGCGGCGTGCAGCCGCTCCATGCGCTGGATTTCCACTTTGAGTGTCACGGCGGCACGATCGGTAAACTCGCGCCAGTCGCGCGGCGGATAGTTGGTCAGCCATTCGATGCGCGCCGCGATCTCGGCCGCCGTCTCAGTCGTGCCGTAGGTCGGGCTTTCGACCATCGCGGCCAGAGCGGCTTCGTTGTCGGCAACCCGCTGCTTTTCGGCATTCTCGTAGGCGGTTAGCGGTGCGCGGACCTGTTCGTGCAGGTCTTCCATCCGCGACCGCAGCACGCGCCGCTCCGCGTCGATTGCGTCCGTGACCCTCTTGGCCTCTTCCTTCAGGTCCTTGCCGATGTTGTCGAGCGCCACCTTGGCCTTTGAAATTTGGGCCGCCAGCGACCGCATCTCGGCCCGGCCCTTCTCGGTCGACACGTCCGGCCGGAACGCCTTCACCTTCGCGGCCAGCTTGCCCAGGATGTCGTCAGTGTCGGCTGCCAAGATGGTCGGCAGCGCCGATGCCGGGATAACCGCCAGCGCGGTCCGTTCGATGGTCTCGCTCATGTCATGATCCTTGTCGTTCATCATCCCCGCCCCCCAACCGACCGCAGCGCATACGCAATCGCGCCCTCAATCAGCACCCGCACGGCCGCGGCTGTCGGCAGGCACCGCAGCGCCGTCCGGTGGTCCGCAACCGCCGCCAGCAGATCGCCCTTCGTGCCACACGCCCGCACGATCTCGATCAGGTTCGCAGCCGGGCACGCCTGCATGACGGCGCGGACTTCGCCGGACCGGTCCATCAGCCGGCGTGTGATGTCGGCCAGGTGGCGCGAGACATCGGCGGGGATGTCGGAACGGCCGTGGATGAGCTGCGCGATGTCGTTTGCCACGCAGAGGATGCCCAGATCTGGGGCAGCGGGTTCGATGTGCGTCAGGTGCAGGGTCATGCCACGACTTCCTTCAACATCGTCGCCAGTTCCCGCGCCTCGGCCAGCGTCAGGCACAAGTTGGCGTCAAACGCGCCGTGGCAGACGACCAGCCGGACATAGCCGGACACGAACCGGGTTGCGCGAATGCTGGCGCAGGCCGTCTCGGTCTCGGCGCGGCGGGTGATGTTCGACAGGGGATCGCTGATAGCGTTCATCAGGCGACCTCCATCGCATCGCACGTCAGCTCGTCGGCACTGGCGCGTGCCACCTCGGTCGGGTCGATCGCCGCACCCGCCTCCAAGGCCCCGATGATGTCCTCCAGGTCGTGCCCGGGCGCGATCGTGATGTTCGCGTGGAAGGTCAGGCCGCGCAGCTTGGCCAATGCCTCGGCGCAGGCCGCGCGGGCGGTCTCTGCCGCCTGTGCGTCCTCTTGCGCTTTGTCGGCAATCTGGCGCCGCTCGTAGCCGCTAAGGCGGGACGGGAACTCGGTATCGAGGTAGTGACCGGGCATCGGGGGTCTCCCTTGGTGGTGGGAGAAGGTAACCATATCGGTTACCATCGGTCAACAGTTATCGACACCACAATGGGGACTTTTCGGCGCTGCTTTGCGATCCGGCACGCTGGCAACAAAAAACCCGCCATATGGCGGGTTCAGGAGGGCGCGGCCGGTGGGGCGGCTATCCGAAAAAGTGCTTCATAACGCCGCCGGCGACCAGGACCGCAAACACGAAGCCGACCAACTGAAGCGTGGTGGGCATTTGAGATATGCGCCCCTTCAGTTCCGACAGGTCCGTTCGGATCGCCTTGAGATCGCCTCGGACCTCCTTGAAGTCGTCTTCCAGGCGCTTGATGCGAGCTTCCATACCAGGATCATGGGGACCGCCGCCGTCGCCATCAAGGGGCGGCAGCTTCCCGCCGCCGTCGCCGGACCGCGATCTCGACGGCGGACTTGCCGGGAACTGCCGAATGTTCGATGCGCTCGCCTCATTTTGCATCGGGTGCGTCCTTCCAATCGTCCGGCAGCGGCACATCGCCGTCGACGATGCTAGCCACATGCTGGCGGACAAACCCGCAATGGGCGCACAAGAAGGTGTAGGCGTTGATTTTTTCGCCGCTCGCCGCGACTATCGATCCAGTCGTTTCCGTCCCTGGCTCGTTGAAAAGATACCAGTTTTTGTGGTTGCACATCGGGCACTGTTCATGCGCGATCTTGGCGCGGACGCGGCGGACAACCTCGGCCACGTAGTCCGATGACTGGAACAGTTTCCCGCTCACGCTCCGCTCTCCGGCATAGGAGGATTCCGGCCATCAGGGGAAAGGCCATCCCCCCGCATCTGTCGAAGGCGCTGGGCCAACGAATCCACGGCTTCTCGCGCGCCCTCAATGCGCCAGGTCATGCGTTCCGCCGGGTAGTCCGGCCGGAGTTTCGACATCAAATAGCTGTCTAATTCGACAACTTCCGTCATCTCCCGAAAAGCGCGCCGAACGTCGTAATGCGCCATCACCGCGTGGTAGAGTGTGGTGCGCATCGCCTCAAGTTCCTCGCGCAAGCGGATGATTTCGGCCCGGAGGAGCGCGGCGTCTTCGCTCATTTCCAGATCCACTTCCCCATGACGCGCCCCTGAACCCGCAGGTCCGCCACGGGGACTTCGTAGGGCGCATAGGCGGGATTGTCGGACGACAGGCGGGCCGTCAGCGGCACCCGTCCGGCCAGCACCTCGACGTGCTTCAGCACCAGGCCAAGGCCGTCCCAGACCACGTAGACTCCTGGCGGCGACGGTATGACGTGCGAGGTATCGACCAGCACGCGATCGCCGGCCGGATAATGCGGCTCCATGCTGTCGCCAACGATGCGGATGATGCGGACCGCGGCCGGCGACGGGGTGTAGGAGCGGAGGTAGTCTTCGGGGACGGTCCATTCCGCAAGGACGACATGATTGCCGTTCCCGTCGAGCGCCATGTCCTCGGCCCCGGCCCCGCCCATTGCCCGCACATCGTATTCGGGGATGACAACGGGCACGGTCGTTGGCTCCGGCCGAGGGCCGCGCCGTAGGCCGTCTTCGCCCATTTTGACCTGCGCGCCAGCCACGCCCAGGAGCAGCTCGGGGAGCGAGGCGCCAAGGTGCGGCGCGAGACGGTGCGCCCAGTCCACGGTCAGTTTCCGCTCACCCCGGCGCAATTTGAAAATCTGCTGCTTGGTGGTGCCGGCCCGTGCCGCGAGATCGGGATCGGTCATTCCCGCGCGCTCCATCGCCGCTCCAAGCCCGTTTGGATATTTCGACTTCTCCTCCATCTGGAGAGCGTATCCGGTTTGGGGACCGTCGTCCGCGACCATTATGTTGACCACGGGTAACCTTTATGGTTACCATGGTCCCCATGAAGCTCGACGCTTATCTCCGGCAGGCCGGCCTTACCTCTGCTCAGTTCGCCCAGATAGCTGGGATCGGATCGAAGCAGACCGTGCACAAGTATCGTCACGGGTTGCGTTTTCCCTCGGCCGAGAACCTGAAGCGCATCCGTGAGGCAACCGACGGCCAGGTCACGGCTGACGACTTTGTTGACCAGCACACATCCCCGAGGGCCGCCTGATGGCCGGCTTCATCTTCGCATTCCTGGCGGCCGTGCTGATCTGGAGCGCGGCAGCGTTGCAGGTAACGCCGTGATGGCTTGGGCGACTACGACCTGCGTCCTGTGCCGGCGGTCGGTGCAGTACTACCGCTCGACTATCGAGCCGAAGTACTGCGTCGAGTGCGGCCCCGATAAGCCGCGCACCCTGGCGGCCGAGCAGCACGCGCGGGAGGCTATCGCCCTTCGTGACCAGGGATTGCATCGGTGGGCTATCGCCGAACGGCTGGGCATCAGCCGAACCGCGCTGAATAGCCTGTTGAAGCGCCACCCGCCGGGCGGCCTGCGGGCTCCCATCACCAATTCGGAGGCGTCTAGTGCGTAGCGCCTCCTCCTTCATTGCGTCGCTGCTGACCGGCGGCGCGACCCCCTTGCGCGCGGGGGGTGATACGCGCGGACTTGGACGTCTCCTCCACAACCTACCCCCGGCCCGCCTTATGCAAGATGGATACGGGCCGGGGGGATTTTCGCTCGCCATGTGCAAGCCACCGACGTGGGTGGCTTCCATATACCGGGCGTTCCGCCTTGCCGGGCGGGTCGTCGTTACGTGTGTGGCTACCTCCTGCATGTGTGCCTCCAACCTCTGCGAAGGACTGTAGAGGATGGTGGGCACAATGCCTTGGAGTGAAAATTCCGTGCTTCGGGAGGCCGAAAGCATGGCGGACGATACGGTCAGCCGTATCCGCAACCGTGGTCACACGCGTCAGATAGCTTTGAACTATGCCGCGTCGGCCCTTGGGGTCACGGCGCGGCGTATCCGGGCGCTGGTCTACGGCGAGGCTTACACGATCGAGCCAGCCGAACACCTGAAGCTCAAAGCCGAATACCGCCGCTTCCTGGACGAGGAAGCGCGCGACCTGGAGCGCCGGGCCGCAGAAGCGCGGGCGCGGATACGCGAACTGGAGAGCCAATGACCGCTGCCTTCCTGATCGCGCTGGATCGCGTCTGTTCCCTCGGCTGTCGCGTCGGGCTCGGCATCTATGACTGGTGGGCCCGCCGCCAGTTTGCGGTGCGGCGGTGGATGGAACGGCGGGCGATCGTGGATCGGGAGGAGTAGGCGATGGCGTTCCAGTGGATGACGGTTCCGGACATGAGGCGCGCCGCGCCGCCGCAGAAGCCGATGGTCACGCTCACCCTGACCCGCAACAGCAGCGGCGGTGCGACCATGATCTTTACCTGCCGCCTGGAAGATTGGCGCCCGGAACGGATCGACATCGGCCTCGGCGAAGGTGATGACGCCGGCAAGCTGGCGTTCCGGCCGGGGACGCGGGTGAGGTTCCGCCAGTCAGGCCCCAAGGCCCGCGCCTGGATGGCCGCGTTTGCCTCCCCGGTCCAGTTCACCGGCGATCGCATCCCGGCCACGCCCGTCGAGTTCACCCGCGATGGCGATCTGATCGTCGTCACGATGCCGGACTTCTCGGCCCTCCAGCCGGAGCCGGCTGTGCGTCGGTCGGTGCAGTCGCACGCCAAGGCAACCGCGACGGTCGAGGCGGCCCTGCTCAGCCTGTCGACGTCATTGCCCCCCTCGCCGAACCCCGAGGTGAAGCGGATGCGCTGGGACGACATCATCGATCTCGCCAACCGCGAGCGCGTGGTCATCACCAGTCACAAGGACCTCGCCCGCTGGAACCGCTCCCGCGCCGCCCGCGGTCTGCCGCAGATCGCGGAGGCGGCATGAACCCGGACAGCCCCGAGTGGCGCGACCGCGTGGAGCGAGTCTTCTGGCAGACCGCGAAGGCGATGGGCGAGGCCGAGGGCTACCAGATGCACGATTGGCGCGATCTCCAGCGCTACAACGAGAAGCGCCGGGCGCGCGGCGACGCGCAGCTGGCGTTGTGGCTGCCGCAGCGGAGGGTCGCCGCATGAGCTTCTCCCTCCGCCCCCACTGCCGCTACCGGCCACGCAAGCCCCGAATGGCCGCCCGCATCACCATCGCGGTCGGCAACGGCATGGTCCGGTTCCATCCCGATGGGCAGCCGGAGCGCGTCATCGAACAGACGGAAGGCGACTTCCGGACCTGGGCGGAGATCGCGGGCGTGTCGCGCGGCGTGGTGCTGCGGGATCACTGACGACCGCGCCCGGCCGGTCGCCGGCAACGAAAAAGCCGCGCTGTGCAAGAGCGCGGCTTCAACGGAGAACCGAAATGCAGACAACCAACTTGATACTGGAACAGCCGTTGCCGTTCAACGGAAAACACCCGGATACGGTGGCGCAAGGCGGCATGATCGCCGAAGGGCGCGTCGTCGTCACGCCCGAGATGGCGCGGCAGATTTTGGAGACCTGCAACTACTCGGGGCAGCGTTCGGTATCCAAGTCCCACGTCGCCAAGCTCGCCGTTCAGATGCGCAATGGAGCCTGGGCGCCGGGTTCTCAGATCGCCTTTGGGCTGCTCGACCATAAGGTCACACTCGTCAACGGCCAGCACCGGCTGAATGCTGTGATCGAGGTGGGCCAACCGGTCGAGTTCCAGTTCCTCGTCGTGCCGGTTGCCAATGGAAACGCCCTGCACGCCCTTTACTACAGCTTTGACGCGGTCCAGCGCGGCCGCAGCGGTGAAGTCGTGTTGCGGTCTACCGGGATCGCCGATCAGTGGGAGATCGCTCATCGGATCGCGCGCGGCGCCTACGCGGCCGGCGTCATTATCAGCCTTGGCTTCCGCAACGTCGCGGGAACCCTGCGCGACCCCGAGCTCGGAACGCCAGACGGTCGGCTCAAGGCTATTGCGCCGTGGTGGCCTGTCGTGAAGCAGTACGACGACATCGTCAGCAAGAGCGGCGACCCGGTACTGCGGCCGAAGATGGCGGACGGAGGTGTGATGGCCGTCGCTCTGGTCACGCTGAAACATCAGCCAGAGAAGGCTCGCGCCTTTTGGTCGTTGGTTGCTGCGAATGACGCGCTGAAGAAGGGCACGCCAGAGCGGACTTTGGTCGATTCGCTGATGCTGCGGTCGTTCAAGGGCGCGGCCGGTGCGACCATGCTCATATCCATCGCGTGCTGGAACGCTCATTTCGGAGGACGGACGCTCCAGTACGTGAAGCCCGGCGCCATGAAGGACATTCGGATCCAAGGCACGCCCTACGGAAAGGCGTCCGTCTGATGAGCGCCGCAATCCCGATCAACCTGATCTGCCGCGGCGAACGTATCCGCGCGGTTGTGGATGCGAAGGTGGAGGCGTTGGTCGCCAGCATCGGGGATTGCGGCCTTCTCAACCCGATTACTGTCGCGCCCTACATCGTGGTCAGCGGCGGGCGCGCCCAAGACGGTTACCTCCTGATCGCTGGCCTGCATCGGCTCGAAGCCATGACCCGCATGGGCGCGACCGAGATACCGGCCACGGTGCTGGATGTGAAAGGCCCGCAGGCGATCATCGCGGAGTGCGATGAGAACCTGTGCGGGTCGAATTTGTCGCCGGCTGAGCGGTCGATGTTCACGAAGCGGCGGAAGGTGGCTTACGAGGCGATCCATCCGGAGACGAAGCACGGCGCTACAGGAAACGGCCGCGCGAAGAGTCCTCAAGATGAGGACTCTACTCCGGTCGACCGTTTCACTTTGGATGCGGCGAAGAAAACCGGCGTGTCCGAACAGACAATCCAGCGCGACGCAGCCCGAGGCGCGTCCATCCCTGAGCCGCTGCTTCAGGAAATTGCCGGCACCGATCTGGACAACGGCAAGGTCCTAGACCGCGTCGCCAAGGCCGCAAGGTCCGCCAAGGACGACGCAGACGCGCACGCCCGCGCTGCCGCCGAACTCGCCGCCATCAAGCGCGAACGCGAACAGGCCGAGGCGCACAAGCGGAACAAGGAAGCCGACAAGGCCATCGCCGAAGGGTTGGCGAAGGACTTTGCCGACTGGCTGCACGCGCGCACGGACCTGAACGAACTGCCGCAGGTCATCGCGTGGCTTAGCAGCACGAAGGCCAAGGACGTGATCGCGGCTCTTAATCGGGAGGCTGCATGATCCAGCGCGAACACCGCACCCAGGCCGCAATCTATAAGTGGACCAAGTCCGCGATCGCCGCGCCGCACCTGTTCCTGTCGTTTGACGCGGCCCGCAAGTCGTCCGCCAACGCCAAGCAGCGCGACGCGGCTCGGGGGATCGTCGGCGGGGTTCCGGATTGCCTGCTGCTGGTTGAAGGCCTCGCGCCGATCTGGTGCGAGATCAAGACCCCCGGCAACCGCCCAACCGAACGCCAGCAGGTCATGGGCGAGACCCTGATGCGGCTGGGCTGCTTTTGGTCATGGGTCGATAGCGTTGAGAAATACGCGCTGTGGCTCCAGGCCATCGGCGTGCCGTTGCTGCCGAACGCACTGCTGCAGGCGCAGCAGTATGACGGCAAGGTCGACGGGTGGATCGCGAAGGCCGAGGCGCGCGCGCCGAAGTCTTGCCGGTCCGCCAGCGCCAAGCCGAACGCGGCGCGGGTGCGGAAGGTCGAAGGCCTTCGCAGGGGAGTCCTGTTCTGATGCCTCGCTCACCATCCTGGCACCCCAATTCCGTCAACGATTACAACGCCGGTCTAACCGCCGCGCGCGCTGGTGAGCCTCCGAAGGACGGGGCGTCGGCATGGTGGCTCTACGGCTACCAGATCGCGGAGGACGCGCTGCGGTTGGACGAGATGCTGGGTGGGAGGGCGGCGAAGTGAGCGGCGCCATCCTCCACCACACAATCGCCGGCGTCTTTGAAGGCTACGCGGACCTGCCACACGGCCGGAAGCGGGTCTGGTACGTCCCCGCCAACGCCGCTGTCTGGGTCGAAGCCCAGGAGGCTCGTTTGGGCCGCGACAACACTGGGACCGTGGACGTGGACGGCTACACCTACGTCGTCCGCGCGGTGCGCGAAGGGACGGAGATCGTCGAGCGGCGCACGTTAGCGACGTGGCGGGTGGAGTTCCAGGACGGCACCGACCAGGAGGCCCCGCGATGATCGAAGCCCCGCGCCATGTCCCCTCCAACGTCGACGCTGAGCGCGCCGTTCTGGGCGCCATAATCGCCAACCCGAAAGCGCTGGACCGCGTTGGTGACCTGCGGCCCGACCACTTCCTGCACCCCGCCTACGGCCGGGTGTTTGCCGAGGCGCAGCGCCTGGTCGCTGAGACAGGCATGGCCGATGCCGTAACGCTGGCTGGGCGCCTGGCCGGCGAGGAATCGTTCCAGGCTACGGCCATCATCGGCGATGCCGTTGCGGCCGTGGTCGGCGTCAGCAGCATCGGCACCTACTCGCGGGAGATTGTCGAGACCTGGTTCAAGCGCCGGCTGCTCGCGATCGGCGACGAGATGGCCGAGATGGCCATGATGCCCACGCCGGAGGGCGAAGGCGCCCGCGACCTCTACGCCCGCGCGATGGCGCTCCTGGACGATACCGTTGGCACCGACACCGGCCGCGCGTCCATGTCGCTCGCCCAGGCCATGCAGGCTGCCCTGGATGCCGCCGGCGCGCCGCTCATGTCCACCGGATTCCCGTCGATCGACGCCATCCTCGGCGGGTTGGAGGACGCCACGCTGAACATCCTGGCCGGTCGCCCCGGCATGGGGAAGACGGCGCTGGGCTGGCAGATTGCCCTCAACGTCGCCCGCCAGGGGATCGGCGTGCTGGCGATCAGCCTGGAGATGTCCGGCAAGGAACTCGGCCGGCGCGCGCTCGCCGCGGCATCCGGCGTGCCCGTCAAGGCCATCAAGGCGGGCGACTACTCGAACCGCCAGGCCGAAGCCCTGCTGAACGCCCAGCGCGAAATGTCCGGCCTACCGATGACCATCGAAGATGGCGGCGGGCTGACGATGGCGCAGATCGACATGCGGACCCGTGCCGCCCATCGCCGCCACGGCGTGCAACTGCTGGTCATCGACCACCTGCACATCGTGCGGCCGGAGGATCGCGACGAACGCAATGGCGCGACCTGGGCGGTGGGCAAGATCAGCCGCGCAGCAAAGCAGATCGCCAAGCGCCACAACATCCCGGTGCTGCTGCTCGCCCAGCTGTCCCGCGGCGTCGAATCCCGCGACGACAAGCGGCCCGTGCTGTCGGATCTGCGCCAGGCCGGCGACATCGAGCAGGACGCCGACACGGTCAGCTTCGTCTATCGGCCCGAATACTACCTGGGCCAGGAACCCGAGACGCGCGAAGGCGAGGGTGCCGACAAGCTGGCCGACCGCCGGTCCGAGTGGGAGCAGCGCAAGCGCGACCTCGCCGGCAAGGCGGAACTGATCGTCGCCAAGGTGCGCGACGGCGAGATCGGCACCGTCCCGCTCCTGTTCAACGGCGCCACGACTTCATTCCAGGAGGATGCCCGATGACCGACCTTCCCGAACCTCCGGTGCCGGCCGACCTGGACCTGCGGGATTTCCGCTGGATGAAGCTGGACCTGACGGCGCTGTTCAACAGCGACTTTAACGCCACAGCGGACGATACCGCCTGGCGCGCCGGCGTCACGCTGTGGGGCAAGGCATGGCACCAGGTGCCCGCCGGATCGCTGCCGGACGACGACGCTACCCTGTGCAACCTTGCCGGCCTGGGCCGTGACATGAAGACCTGGAAGCGCATCCGCGCCGCGGCCATGCACGGCTTCGTCCGGTGCAGCGACGGGCGGCTCTATCACACCTTCCTGTGCAAGACGGCCCTGTCGGCAGCGGCGGAAAAGCAGCGTCGCGAGGCATACAAAGCGGCGGACCGGGCGCGGAAATCCAAGTCCGGTTCCGACGGAATTCCACCGGAAAAGCCCCCCGGAATTCCGTCGGAAAATTCGCATATGGAGAGGGAGAGGGAGAATAAGAATACCCCCCTACCCCCCAAGGGGGGCGGAGGTGGTGGCGGTTGTCCGGATTGGGAGGGCATCCCGGTCGACAAGTGGGAGCCCGACCGCCGCGGCAAGTCCCGACCTGTCGTGGCCGGCTGGCACATCGACATCATCGGCGACAAGGTCCTGGAGGCGGCCGGCCTGCCGCTCAACGCCACGCTGGCAGGTGGGTTCAAGCCGTTGGCCGGGTGGCTACGGGATGGGCTGGAGGGTGACGAGATCGTCGCCGCCATCAAGGCCGCAGCGCCGGGGATGTCCGGGGTGACTGCGTCGTTGGCCCGGTTCGATGGGGTGGTGCGAGCTGGGTGTCGGAAGCGGGGTGCCGCATGATCGCCGGCCACACCTTCCACGACAGCCCCACCGGCCGCGTCTGCGACTGCGGCGCCCGCTGGGTCGACGTCCTGGCCGCACGTCGCACTGACGTCGGGATGCTCGGGTTCGCCCACACGGGCGCGCTGCTGGAGCGGGAGTATCTGGAGATCGAGGCGGAACGGGAGCGGGTTTGGGAGTGCGGGCCATGACCGCCGACCCCCTCGACCTCCTGCGGGACTGGGCAGCGCGCAACAGCCTGCCGGCCGAGTATCGCGTCATGGCGCCGGAAGACGACGGGCCCAGCTTGGTGTGGGGCAACGAGGAGCGGCGGTTCGAGATCAGGCTCACCACGATTTGGCAGACCTCCGGGCCTGCCGTCAGCTGGCGGTCGCGGGCCAAAGGTGAGGCCGGATGCGGCAACCTGATCCCGTACGAAGCGCCGATTTCCAAGCCGATGCGGAGACGCCTGCTCTACGCCCTGGAGCGCCCCGCCCCGGCTGGCACGGGCCTGACCATCGCGGCGCCCGCCGACCTGCTGGAGGCCTTGTCGCTGCTCGCCGAGTTCAGCGGCCGGACCGTCGCCGAGGAAGCGTTGGCCCGCCTGGAGGCGTCGGTGGCACGGGCCGACCTTGCGGATGCAGCTGCTGCGATGATCGGGGGATCGCCATGACCACCACCGCCACCACCCGCCGCGCCGCCAAGCGCCAGTCCGCCCGTGCCCGCCGTGCCCAGGAGGCGAAGGACCGGGCCGAGCGGGAGGAGCGCCAGGCCGAGGCCATTGCGCCGGCGGCACAGCGCCTGCCGGTGATTGATGCCAACGGCCAGGTGATCCGTGCGCCCCGCGTCGTGCGTTCGGGCGTCGGCTTCGTGCGCTCCAGCCCGATCGACCGCATGGTGCAGCTGGGCCGCAAGCAGGCGAACCCCACCGTCACGCCGGCCCACGCCGTGTGCGCGCGCCGTCTGTGCCAGGCGTGGCAGGACGGTGGCGAGGGTGTCGGGACCGTGCCGTCGCCGCTGGGGATGCGGGCGAACAGCACGCCGACCACGGGCTACATCGCTGAGCGACAGATCGCCGCGATCGACTACCAGGTCCGATGCCGGGCGGAGGTCGGTGGCGCGCGCGAGTGGCTGGGCGCGCTGTGGCCGTGCTGCAAGCGCGTGGTGCTGGACGGTGCCGACCTCGGCGTGTGGGCGCAGGAGAGCCAGCGCGATCCCATCGCGGCGCGTGGCTACCTGTCGGCAATGCTGGACCGGCTGGTGGAGTTCTATGCCGCCCGCGACGAGGGGCCACGCATCCGGAGGCTTGACAGGTGAGATATTTTCGTGGCACCGATCCCGATACTGTCCCAGGACTGCGTCCGGGGTGCCCGACGCGCCCCGCCCGACCGGTCCTACGCCCCGCCCGACCCCGGAAAAACGCGGGTCCTTTCAAGGGGGTAGGCCCGGG